TCACGCGATATTCACCAAGTCTGCAAACGTGCCTTGTGCCATATTTGTGCCATTCCCCGCCAGGAATGAGTCAATTTGCATGGCATGCTGCGTCAGGTGATTCGGTGCCAGATGTGCATAACGCTGCACCATCTCGATACTTTCCCACCCGCCCATTTCCTGTAGCGCACTGAGTGGCACGCCGGACTGTACAAGCCAGCTCGCCCAGGTGTGCCGCAGGTCATGGAAGCGGAAATTTTCTATTCCCGCCCGCCTTAACGCTGCGCGCCATGCCGTGTTAGCATCAGACCGCATTTTGCGCACTGCCTTTGTTCTCGTTCCATCCGGGCGAACTGATGATTCAGTGTGAACAAAGACCCACCGGTTATGTTTCCCCAGTTGCTCCCGCAGCACCTTACAGGCCGATTCGTTCAGGGCGACCCCAATCGCCCTTCCTGCTTTCGCGTCCTCTGGGTGAATCCACGCGACCTTCCTCTGCATATCAATTTGTGACCACTCCAGATCGGTAATGTTCGACCTGCGCAGCCCTGTCGCCAGTGCAAAAATAACAACTGGCTTCATATGCTCAGGAAGCTCCCGGATCAGGTTCGCTGCTTCCTCTTTGGTTAGCCAGCGAATACGCTTATTTTTCGGCACCGGGCATTTGATGTTCGGCGCTTTGGCTATCCATCGCCATTCGTTGGCCGCGCAGCGCAGTAACGCCCGGATGAAAGCGAGGTGCGTCGCCTTGGTGGCCGCCGCCGCTGGCTTATCCTTGAATTCAGGAACCGGCTTACCTCTTCGCAGCAGACTGTCCCGTTTAGCCTCCCAGTTCATTCGATGTTTGCGATTAACCATCGAACTCACCGCCGACAAGATCCGGTCTTCCGTGATTGCTGACAGGTCCATTCCTTTGAAGTGCATCCTCCAGAATCCGATCCGGCTTTTGTCATCATCCAGGCTTTTCTTGTGCTGCTTTTCGTTAAGCCAGCGAACGCACGCTTCATCAAACGTTCGTGGCTTAAATTCCCCCATTTTATCAACTCGCCATGCTTCAGCTTTCAGCTGATCATGGAGTTCCTGCGCTTGCCTTTTGTCCGTTGTCCCAAGAGAGCGTCTAACTCTGCTCCCACCAGGCGTAACGAAGTCGCAGTGCCACGTACCGGCACGTTGTTTGATTGACATGCTTTATCCTCCTGCACATCAACCGCATTCACGGGTTGATTGTGGATCGGGTTCTTCACTGCCGCAATACAGTCTGTTTTGCAGATCAGGTATGGGCTTTTTTTCTTATGTGGATTTTTTCGGGTAGCAGCCAGGCGACCGGACTTTATCCACTGGGCAATCGTGCCTTTATCCACTTTTAGGAAGGCGGCGGCCTCATCTCTGGTAAATACTTCTTCTTCCATCGATGTTCTCCAGTGGCCCCAGCCGGGGCCGTCATTGTTAATCAGTGTGCCTGTGCTGGCAGGTTTCGAAGTTTACGAACGCCGATCATTGCTGTGGCGACATAGCTGGTGGCCCGGTTGACGACTTCGACGGTGACCTTCATGCCATCCACCTCAACGGTGTAATTTGTCTGGCGCTTCTGCCTGCCGTAATCGCCATATTTTGCGTGGTGCGCCGCCAGCGCAACATCGCAAGCGCGGCGACCAATAGGTGATTGCTTACTGCGATTAATCAGCTTCATCATCACTGCACTCCCAAAGTGGCTACGACATCACTCGCTGTTTCGCGGGTGCTGCCTTTGCTGGATATAGCCCGGCGAGCACTGACGCGGTGCAGCGTGAAGCCGTGCTGTTCGTAAAGTTCAATTACGCGCGGAGCGGTAGAATTGCTGATCACCACTTTTGCCCCCCGCAGGTGGGCTGCCACACAGCTTTCCGCAAGCTCTACCTGGCTATCCCATGAGAACCCACCAGCCGCGTAGTTAGTGAAACCAGCGGTGCCGGGCAGCGGTTCATAAGGCGGATCGCAGTAAACGACGTCACCATCACCTGCCAGCGCGAGCGTGCGCCTGAAGCCTGCATTCATGAATACGCATGCGTGAGCCTTCCGCTTAAATGCCTCGATCTCTTCTTCCGGGAAATATGGCGCTTTATATTTCCCAAAGCCGACGTTAAAAAAACCGTCCAGGTTGTAACGGATCAGGCCGTTGAAGCAGTGCCGGTTGAGGTAAAGGAATGCTGCTGCACGCTCGACCGCATCCAGCCGCTGCGCGTTGAATGCTTCACGAATTACCGTGTAGTTTTCGGCATCATTCAGGTGCCTGAATGCCTTCATTGCCTCATAGATCACCGAATCGGGGACCACTGCCAGCATCTGATACAGGTTAATCAGGTCAGCGTTGACGTCTGCCAGCAGGAAGCATTCGTGCTTGTCCGAGTTAAGGAACACAGAGCCGCCACCCACGAAAGGTTCGACGAGGCGTTTACCTGAGGGGATCAGGCGGTCCAGTTCAGGAAGCAGCGAATATTTACCGCCAGCCCATTTTAGGAACGGTCGCTGCCAGCTGCGCGGCGTAGGTTCTTCAATCGGGAGCGCCGCAGCGATACGCTCACCGATCCAGCGCATAACCGGCACAGCCATAGAATTGCCGATCGCCTTATAGCGCGGTCCGTCCGGGCAATCAGCTGCAACTTTTCCGCGCCATGGGATCAGCGTGTGGTTTTCCGGAAACCCCATCTGCCTCTCGTTTTCAATCGGCATCAGGTGTCTGATTCGGCGTTCTGGCGTAACAATGTAAGTTTCTCTGTCATCGAGAGAGCCTGCCCCTCGCGCTGTGAGACAAACAGGCGCGGGCGTCTGCTTTGACGGGGGATTAATCCTGCGCACGCTGTCGGGCTCAAATAATATTTCTGCGGGATCGATGTCTGTTCGAGCGCTTGCAACAAGGAGAATTCTCGGGCGTCGCTGGGCCAATCCGAAGTATTGAGCATCAAAGGTTCGCCAGGCCACTCGGCGCTGTCGTCCAATAACAACACCACGCTTTGACCAGACTGGAACGTGCTTACGGGCTTTTTTATGCCAGCGCCAGTATTTGCTGCTGCATCCTGTTGCAGGTTGTGGACCAGGTTCGAATGCTTCAGTTTCTCCAGCCATTCCTGCGAGAAAGTACCCGAAGGCGTTGTCTTTTGATGAGAATGCCCCGGTAACGTTTTCCCAGACGAAAATTGCTTCCTGATCGCCGTTCCCCCGGCGTTTACTGTCGATTGCATCAGCTAATTCCACATATGAAAGTGTCAACTGTCCGCGCGGATCGCTTAAACCCTGACGTTTGCCACCTATTGAATAGGACTGGCATGGTGTTCCGCCGGCGACTACTTCAGGCGCGTCTACTTCTCCGGATCGGACCGCAGCCGCGATTTTTGTCATGTCGCCGAGGTTCGCCACATGCGGCCAGTGATGTGCCAGCACGGCGGACGGAAACGCCTCGATTTCGGCAAACCATGCTGGTTGCCATCCCAGTGACTCCCATGCGACGCTTGCGGCTTCAATCCCACTGCAAACAGATCCGTATCTCATGCTGCTACCTGCTTTTCGTTAAGTTCTTCAGCCAGTCGTTGCGCCTTCAGTGGGTTGGTAACGACTTCACCCCACGGCAGCAACCATCCGTTTTTCTCTTTGAGCCAGGGCAGGCGCACCGCGCCAACCCTGATTTCGTCCTGTGCGTGTGTCATGTCACACACCGTCAAAAGGGAATGTCATCATCAAATTCAGGAACTTGCGGACCGCTGTTCTGCTGCAAGCGAGATTGTGGTGCGCCGCCAGTCTGATTTGCATAAGGGTTACCGCCATGTTGGGCGTTGCGTGGTCCAGAGAACTGCGCTCCGGCGTGGATACGTTCGTCCTTATCCTTCATCGACAGTTCAAGCGCGGCGATCGCTTCTGCTGGGGCATTTTCAGCGTGCTCGGCGTAGGTCTTGCGCGTTCCAGGCTGGAAAACGTGGCGCACTTCGAACTTGTAGCCGTCGCCGCCGTCGTTTTTGGTGTACAGTACCTTCTGGAGGAACAGGCCAACCTTTTTGCCTACCAGAGCAGGGCAGTGCCATTCTAGGCCGTTTTGACCCTGTACCTGCTGCGGCTGCGCCTGTTTGACCTGGGCGACCCACATCAGTGCTGATACCAGCCCCATGCCGAACGTCTGCTGGCCGTCCTTTCCGAGGAAGTTAATGCGCAAGTAATTTGCCTTTGCCCCGTTGGAGTCCAGGCTGAGTTCGAGCGCCTGGGACTGGCTGCCATCTTTCCCGAAGGTGTACACCGCAGAAACGATTTCGCCCTCGTAAGCGCCGGTTTCGCTGATCCCGCCAGTTGCGCCAGCCTTCTTCGCCATCTCAGCTGTTTCGTTGTTCCACATAAAGGTCATTGGTTGGTTCATCGTTAAATCCTCAAAGTTACAATTCGGTCATAAATTCGGTGATAGCCACGTCTACGGCGTGGAGGTCGTTATCCATTTCTGTCTGATCAGGGAACAGGTCAGGCGGCGCTTTGGCGGTGTCGTTGTCATCGCCTTTGATGAGAAAAACGTGTTTGCCGTCCTTCTTGATGGCGCGCAGCACGATGGAGAAATAGCCCTCTGGCGTCAGCTTTTCGTTGAGCATCTTCCCGGTGGTCTTCATGCGGATCTTTCCCTCGGTCTCTTCGGTGTGAGCCAGGAAATAAACGCGGAAGTCGTCGGGCAGCTCGGTGGCCGCCATGATGATTCGCCAGATGTGATCTGCCATTTCGGTGAACTTGGCGTAGCCGGTCTGGTACGCGCGGTTCATGTTTTCGTGCTGCATTACCACCTGGAAATCGTCGATGATCAGGACGCGGCGCGTTTTCGACTGCACCATGCGATAGATGGTGTCCAGCACCGTTTCCCAGTTATCCGAGCGCAGAACGTTACCGCGCTGTTTGCTTCCGTCTGGCAGCAGCTTGCCGTGAAGTTTCCAACCCGCAGACTTGAATGGCAGCATTTTGGGGATGCACTGGAGCAGCATCACATCGTCCGGATTGAAGTTGCGCAGGCTGTAGGATTTTCCCGCGCCAGAGTCACCGAGGATCAGCACTGGAGTACCCATCATTTGCCCCCGTTCAGCCAGTGGTTAGCCGTAAACAGCACGTCTTCATCGTCACTGTTGGCAACGAGCCAGCGCAGGTAACCCGGTTCTGTTTTTGCCAGCTCTGCGAACGGGACGCCTTTATGCTTACCGAAGCGGAGCGCATGCAGCAGGGAAGGGTTATTGGAGATGGCCCGCATTTCGCCCATCGTCCATTTCGCCAGGCGGCCCATATAGAGCAACAATTCGGCGGTGACGTAGCAGTCATACAGCGCGCGGTGAGCGTAAAGCCCCTCTGGTACTTCCGGTTTCAGCCCGAGGCTGTAGCGCAGGTACTGGTTACTGTGGCTCTTATGCTCAGGCAGGAGTGAGCGCGCCAGCTTGGCAGTGCAGATCCACGGAGCGTTCATCGCAGGGAGCTTGGCTTTATCGAACTTTGCGTTGTGGGCGACGTATGCGTCGGCACCCAGATAGCGGCCAATGACTTCACTGAGCAGCGGCGCGCCTTCCACCATCTCTTCGGTGATATGGTGAATAGCCATGGCCTCAAAACCGATCGGCACGCCAGGCTTTACAAGGTCGCTCATTGGGTTGCAGATCACGCCGTTGACGATATCGACGCTGGCAATTTCCACCACGGTTTCCGGGCCGCCTTCCAGCCCGGTCGTTTCGGTATCAATGACACGCAGCATTGTTAATCCCCTGTGTTCTGTAATCACAAACTGCATCGAAGTGCGCGAGCTGGTGGGCGATGGCCTCAAGGTCAGCTGGCGATAAGTGGTACATCAGGCACAGCAGCGCGATAAGGTTCATGGTCTGCTGTTGGTTTTCGGTCCGCATTGCTTCTTCTCCTGTTCTGAAAGTCCGGCACCGTGGAGGCTGCCGGAATCAGGTCAGTCTTTCGGGTTGAGCTTTTCAGTCAGTTCAGCCACACAATCACGCCCGGCCTTTTTGTATGCTTCGGCTGCGCTGCCGCTATATTTGTCGTCTACAGCCTGTTCGAACTGGTAAATGGAACCGAAGAAGCAACCCGCAGCGATCCGAAACTCTTTGCCGGTCCACACAGCGAAGATGGTGCGGCTGGAGTAACCGCAGTTTTCACGGTAAGAAACGTTCGTGATCTTCTCCGGGCGCAGGTAGAGCGAGCCGCCCACGGTCAGATTGTCTGGCAGCGCGGTGATGCTGGTGCCGCGCAGGTAGAGCGAGCCGCCCACGGTCAGATTGTCTGGCAGCGCGGTGATGCTGGTGCCGCGCAGGTAGAGCGAGCCGCCCACGGTCAGATTGTCTGGCAGCGCGGTGATGCTGGTGCCGCGCAGGTAGAGCGAGCCGCCCACGGTCAGATTGTCTGGCAGCGCGGTGATGCTGGTGCCTTCCAGGTCGAGCGAGCCGCCCACGGTCAGATTGTCTGGCAGCGCGGTGATGCTGGTGCCTTCCAGGTCGATCCAGCCGCCCACGGTCAGATTGTCTGGCAGCGCGGTGATGCTGGTGCCGCGCAGGTAGAGCGAGCCGCCCACGGTCAGATTGTCTGGCAAGGCGTCGACGTCGCTAACATCTTCCAGATCCAGGTTGTTGGTGACGGTGATATTTCCGTTATCAGAAACAGTGTGCTGAATATCGTTTTTAACGAGGTGCTTAATTAAGTCGAACATTGCTGATCCTTAAATTTTGGGTGTAGAAGTCCTGTCGCTTGATTAGCCGACCATTCGGTTAAATTCGGTTTTGCTGGTGGTGTTAGCCCTGAGATTCGCCGCAGAACGGGCAGAAACTCATTTTCACGTTGGTTTCCAGGCGGTTCAGGTTTTTAGCCATTTCGCCGTTTTTCTTTTTGGCCCGGTACGCCAGTTTGTATTTCAGCGTGACGTGTGAGCCGCCATCAGAAAGAGAAAGAAACTGATTTTCCCAACCGCGATCAAGGATGCTTTCATTCACTTCAGCGCCCTCCGGAACCTTCTCTTTAAGCCGTGCTTCGATTTGAGCACCAACTTCATTCATACAGTTGCACATCCCTTACCCCTCAAAATTTCGCGTCATAACCCGCTGGCGTTTCGTCAGCGTGGATGATGCCTTCGACTGGATAGCAGTTAGTGACGCCCATTTGCTCACTCGCTGCCGCTTCACATTGCTGCTGGTTGTCGAAAATGCCGACAACAGCGTCCTGGTAATCACCGTTCGTCATGGTGATGGTCAGCACTAATGCGTACAGGGCTCCCATCAGTGAGTCCCCGCAGGCACAAGATTTGGTTCGATGGTGCGTGAGGCATAAGGGCGGCGAATGTTGCGCAGGTTGCCCTGCGGTTCGTGCCAGTAGGTGCCGTCGCGGTAGTCGTAGGAAACCTGCCATGCTGCGCCGGTGCGACTGTTGCGCATGACGACTGCACGACCGTTGTTTGGTACTGCGTGGTTAGTTTTCATCTCATCCCCTTGCCGTCTTCCCGGCTGCCAGAACTTTTACCCGGGCATTCGCGTTTGAATGCGTTGTTTGGATGAGCTAACAATAGCTAAAGCGATTATTTGAGTCAATCGCCTAAACGATAATTTATTTAGCTAAAGCGATAATTTTATGATTTATAAGGTTATTTATTTGATTGGGAAATGTGCGATGAAATGACATTAGCGAAGGGATTGGGGGGATTTTAATCAGGTCAGGGACAATAAAAAACCCGGCAAGCCGGGTTTATGCGAAGCGCTTGTACTCTATTGATTGTCTTAGTAACACTTTAGCCATTACGTAGAACTGATCTTCGTCTTCTGACTCAACATACCATTTCTCGTAGATAGGGTTGTCTGAGATGACAGCAAGCCGATCTCTTTGCATCTGAAGTCTTTTGACGTGCAGAGTTTTTCCGAACACAAATACGTAAACGCCATCACCATCAAAATAAGTCACGCCAGTATCAACAAAAATTTGATCTCCTGGTGAGATGGTTCCATCCATGCTGTCGCCGTTAACAGTGATAACTTTTACATTATCTGCGGGGCGGTTTCCGAAAAGTGCGCGAGCCTGTTCAGTTGTGTATTCGATTGCTCTTATGGTTTCGATAAAATCACTGGTAACTAGCGAGCCAGGACCGGCGCTGGCCTTAACGTCAAGCACATCCACGCGGTAAACCTCATTCATAACTGGTTTAATTTGGCATAGCGTGTTTGCTTCGCGAATGCCAGATTCCAACATCTCACCTTGCCCCGTTGAAAGCCATTCAGGACGCACACCCAGAACAGATGCGATCTCTACTGTTTTTCGTGAGCCGTTCGCACCTTTAAGTAACTTATTTACGCTGGACTGAGCCATGCCTACATCTTTCGCCAGCCTAGCCTGCGTGTATCCAGCGACGTCCATTGCGTGCCCTAAGCGTTCTGAGAATCCCATAAAAGCCTCTTTTTAAGTCCTCTTTAAATAGTATCGCCAAGGCGATTGTTTGGCAAAGAATCGCATAGGCGATTGACAATCGCTAAAGTGATATACATAATCGCTTTAAACTGATAGCTGAGGTGATTATGAAGAACCCCGCAGTAGAAAAAGCGATTGCCCTTGTCGGTAGTCAGAAAGAGTTAGCTAAACGCTGTGGAAAGGCTCAATCAACGATCTGTGATTGGTTGAACGGGAAGAAGCGTATTTCTCCTGTTCATGTCCCAGACCTTGTTAATGCCGTTAACGGAGAGATTCAGGCATACGAATTTCGGCCTGATCTTCCATCCATTTTCCCACATCCAAATAACCACGCCATTTAGTCAAACCAGTGGCGTAACTCACTTTATGAGGATTATCACCCATGGAGAACGCAATCGCACGAAAGTTAGACCCGCCAGTTATCAATCCGGTTGAGATCGAAAGCGTCCTGCTCAACCGGCTTGCATCAGTGGGCCAGAAGTCTTACGCCGAGCATATGGGCATCAGCGAGTCGACAGCCAGCAGGCGTAAAGCCGAAGGGCATTTCAGCACCATGGCGAAAGAGCTGGCCTTCCTGGGGATTCAGGCCGCACCACCGGAAGCAGTGCTGGTATCGCGTGAATATCTGGCCTCAGTCGAAACGCTCGCTGATATCGGGCTGAAAGCCGAACGGGCAAGGCCGGGGCCGCTGGGGTGGGATTAAACCATGAACCATATCGAATTCATCGAAAAGCATGTGCGTGAAGAACTGCTGAAGCTCGGTTTCTCTCTGGGTGTGGCTCAGGGGGGGGGGCGTTCCAGGCTATCGACATGTACAAGCGCATGAGCCAGGCAAGCAGAAAGGGGAAGATTTTTGATGATGTTTTACGGCACGCAAAACTGTGGGCGGAGAAGCAGCAGTTACCCGCTGACCGCTTTGAGAAGCGAAAAGTTAAACGGAACGCCCAGCCGGGCCTGTTCTGAAAAGGCGAAAGCCGCTGTGCACGAACACAAGCGGCTCTCAGGTGCAACAAACGTCAGTAAATTGCGAGGTTAATTCTAATGCCAAAGCGCAAAAAGTACCAGGAAAATGAGGAACGACGCCTTCAGGATTCCCCTGACGGGCTGGTGGTTGCCGCGTCAAAAAACAGGGCGTTCGCCGAACGTCTTGTTGGCGTGATCCGTCTGGCTCTCGCTACGTCGGGAGTGAAAAATGGGCGTCGTTAAGTTAGCAGACTACAGGCCGCCGCTGGAGGTCGTGGAGCATCGCGTGGCGCAGCTGGAAGATGGTTTTACTCGTGTTGCTAATGAGCTTCTCGATGCTGTCATGGCATCCGGACTAAGCGAAACAGAGCTGTGTGTCGTCCTCGCTGTTTGGCGCAAGACGTACGGCTACAACAAGAAGATGGACTGGGTTAGCAATGACCAGCTTGAGCAGATGATTGCCAAGCATCACACACACTGTTCGACTGCAAAAAATCAGCTTGTTGCCAAAAAAGTCTTGGTCCAGGAGGGGCGTAGCGTGGGTATGAATACCAGCATCATCGAGTGGAAAACAAAGATTAACGGATTCTGCAAAACATTAGCTAAACCTGCTAAGGATTCTTTAGCGGAAGTTGCTAATAAAACCTTAGCTGAAAGTGCTAAAGAAACATTAGCGGAAGGTGCTAAGGATGATGGCGAAACCTTAGCAGAATCTGCTTTTGAAACTAAGCAGGATCTGCTAACCACAAAAGACAATATACAAAAGACAATAAACAACACCCCCCAACCCCCTAAGGGGGAGTGTGTCGGGCAGGAAGAAAAATCTGTCTCAAAGAAAACCCAGATCGACTACCAGGCGGTGCTGTCTGCATACAACACCACCCTGGGAGACCGCCTTCCCCAGGCAGAGGCACTAAACGACAAACGTCGCCGTGCTATCAAACGCCTGCTGACCGAACTGAAAGAGCCAACCGTCGAGGCTGTGGAGAATTACTTCGCCGCGTTCGCTGAGCGAGCACCAAAATTTTACTTCGGTGAGAACGACAGAGGCTGGCGCGCCAGTTTCGATTATCTGTTGCGCTCTGACACCCTGCTGAAAACCAGGGAGAAGGCGCTATGACCGACATGAACATGATCCCTCAGAACATCGAAGCCGAACAAAGTGTGTTGGGCGGCATGATGCTGGATAGCGGTAGCGATCGCTGCCAGACCGCCATGTCGATGCTCAAACCAGAATCGTTCTACATCCGCCCCCACCAGGTTATTTTCGCCGAGATGCGGGAGCTGGTAGCCAACCAGAAGCCTATCGACCTGATCACCCTGATTGAGTCGCTGGAGTCGAAAGGGCTTGGCGAGCAGGCTGGTGGCTTCGCTTACATGGCCGAGATATCTAAAAACACCCCCAGCGCGGCGAACATCGTTCACTACGCAATGCTGGTGCGCGAGAAAGCCATGGAGCGCTACGGCATAGACAAGCTGACCAGCGCTACTGAACTGCTGTTCTCCCGCAACGGGATGACCACCAGCCAGAAGTTTGACGCTATTCAGACTCTGTTCACCGATATCGCTGACTACGCGAAAACCGGTAACCGCCGAGGGCTCCGCGAGTTTTCGGAAGTGATGGGCGACTGGGTGGATGAGGTGGAAGCGCGCTGGAGCGACTCAGACGCAACGCGTGGACTGTCGACGGGGATCGGATCGCTGGATAACCTGCTGCAACCGAAAGGGCTGGTTAAAGGCGCTCTGATGGTGATCGGCGCACGTCCAAAGATGGGTAAAACCACGCTGTATAGCCAGCTGGCCGTCAACTGTGCCGAGGTTGAGCAGCTCCCCGCGCTGATGTTCAGCCTCGAAATGCCGGATAAGCAGATTGTGGAGCGCATGATCGGACAGGTCAGCCGCGTGAATACCGACGTGTTTTATGGCGATCGGTACGACGACGCACAAGTGGCAATGGCTTTTGCCGCTGGTGGACGTCTGGCCCAGACCGGGAATCTATACGTCGACGACACGCCAGGGATCACGCTGGCGCACATCGTTGCAGAGTCACGCCGCATTAAACGCGAACGCGGCTCTGTCGGCATGGTGCTGGTGGACTACCTGACCCTGATGACCGCAGACAAGGCTGACCGTAACGATCTGGCCTACGGGATTATCACGAAGGGGCTGAAGAACCTGGCGAAGGAACTGAACTGCATCGTGGTGCTGCTTACCCAGCTGAACCGTGATCTGGAGAAGCGCACTAACAAACGCCCGATGCCGAGTGATTCCCGCGACACCGGGCAGATTGAGCAGGATTGTGATTACTGGATCGGCATCTACCGCGAAGGCGCATACGACGAAAACGCAGATCAGGCGGCTACCGAATTGCTGTTGCGCCTGAACCGCCACGGCCCGACCGGCGTTGTGTATTGCGACCAGCGCAACGGTGCGATCTACGACTGTGACCAGGCTGCTGCTGAGCAGAAACGCCGCGCGAATGATGCCAGACCCAACAAAAAGAGGGAATTTTGATGAAAATTTACATTGCTGGGCCAATGACCGGCATCCCGAAATTTAACCGCCCTGCGTTCCATTTTGAGGCTATGCGCCTGTCGTCGGAAGGCCATGTGGTGTTAAACCCTGCGACGCTTCCCGATGGCCTGAGCCAGCCAGAGTACATGGATATTTGTCTCGCGATGCTCCGCTGCGCTGACGGCATTTTCCTGCTGTCCGGCTGGCAGAACTCCGCAGGCGCAAAAGCGGAACACGCTCTGGCTCAAAAGCTGGATCTGGAAATCATTCATCAGGAGAACGCGGCATGACCAATAAAACCAAAGAACTCGTAGCTGCCGGGCATGCGCTGGCGAAAGAGCTGCATTGCGCTGAGTCTGCCGCGCTGGTGCGCGAACTGGCGACACAGCTGGATGTGCAACTATCTCGCAGTAATGCGCTGGCTGCGGAGAATGCGGGGCTGAAGGCTGCGATAAGCAGTATTCATCAAGAGCTTTGCGGTCAGGGTTTTGAGGTTGCGGGCTGGCACCTGAATGGTGATTTGCAGCCGCTCGACTCATGGTTTGAGGAAAACAATTGGAATCCAGAAACCCCGGCGACAGACGCTTTCCTGGCTGAAGTGCGGGCGCATGGTGTCGAGATGTTTGCTGCCAGCCTGAAGGTTGTCGGTGGCGGTGAGCATCCATACTCAGCGGTGGCTAACGAGTTCGCCGACCAGCTTCGCAAAGGAGTGCAGTCATGAAAAGAGAACCGAAAAAAACTGTGAAGATTAAACGTTTCCGCTACTCGCTTGATTGGTTCACTGTTGACGACGTTGAGTGTGAAATCGGCAATGGCTTCAGTTACGAATTGCAATTCCGCCTGGGAAGTTGGTTCCTATCTGCCCGTTATTTTGACCGTGAAGCTAAGGAATGGTGTAACGACTACAGCAAAGATTTCCAACTTGATAGTCCTGCCGAAGCCGTTATCGCTCTGGGCAACAGTCTTGCAAAGTTCAGTAAGATGCACAGCTGTGATCACTTGACGGAAAACCTCACAGAGCTGCTGAAAGACGTTGCAGCACGCATTGCTATTCGTGAAGAAGCGGAGGCCGCCCAATGAGCAACATCAACAAACAGGCGTTAAATCAAGAAAAAATTGAATGGCTCAATAAATTAGCTGATATGGAGTATTGCAAAAGCAATCCTGGGCATTGGCTGATGAGCTTGAAGGATACAAATATGCTTGCGAAATTGGCTCTGCGCTCAGTGTCGCTGCTGGATGAGCTGGATGCCAAAGACAGGCGGATTGCTGAGCTGGAGTTGAAACTAGAAGCCGCAGACAAATTGCAGGATAGCGCGTTTCGTCATGGTCTCCAGCATGGCTTTAGTTACGGGCAAACGGATAATCAGGCTGGATTTGAAGAGTGCTTATCTGCCTATGGCACCGGTAAAGGAGAGTGAATGTGAAAAATTATCTCAGCAATTTAGCCAGCATGCTTCAGGGGATTGCAGGTGTCATTTCAGACGGCGAGCGGGTGCAGAAAGAGTGCCCTGCGCACTTAAAGTCAGCACTACTCGAGGCTTCTCACGCGCTAGATGGTCAATCGGTCAGGGTCAATTATCCGCCTAATGGAAAGCCTGAAATTGTTAATGCCCGCGGACACCATCGACCGCTTACCTTCCGGGAACGAGTGGCAATCCGCTTACTTGGTGGCAGGACGGAGATTCGCCCATGAGCACTATTACCAGAGAACGCGCACAAGAAATTTTCCTCGGCAACGGTCCTGAGCCAACCGCATCTGAAGAACGAGAGCTGGCGCGTATCGCGCTGGCATCACTCGAAGCGGAGCCGGTGGCGTGGCTACTGTCAGGCGGCGGCGCAAAAAACAACGTCAGCTTCGATAGTGGCAATGCTTATGCTGACCCGCTGCGAGAAGTAACGCCGCTCTACACCGCCCCTCCAGCGCCGGTATCTGTGCCCGCTGCGATGGAAATGGATGATGACTTTGACAGCGCGTTTGAACACGGAAAAGCTGTTGGCTGGAACGCCTGCCGCGCCGCCATGCTTCAGGGTGCCGAAAACGCCGAGTCGCGCTGCACCATCAAGACCGCGCCAGCACTGGATTCTTTGACAAAAAATGCCGAGTCGCGCTGCGGCAACTCTCCGGTGATTCCGGATGGTTGGGTGATGGTGCCGGTTGAGCCAACAGAAAACATGATCGTCGAAGGTTTCGAGTCTGAACCAGATGAAAGCTTCAGCGATCCGGCTGTATGGGAGGAATATCAGGCTATGAGTGGATGCCAGCAGGCTGCGCACCGGGCGAAACTGTGCTGGGCAGCGATGATAGCCGCAGCACCAAAGCCGGGTGATAGCAATGGCTAAATCTGCTGCTGAACGCAAAGCCGCGCAGCGCGCCCGGCAAGCCGCAGCTGGTGGGCGTAAATTTGAGCTCATACTTGATGCGCAGGAACTGGATATGCTGGAGCGTAATTGTGCCGCCCGCCGCCCGGGGCGAGCGCCTTATGAAATGAGCGAATACGTCGCGATGCTGATCCGCCAGGATGATGCCCGGGTGCGCGGACGCATCAAAGCCATCAGTGCGAACCGTTGCGGGAAATGTGGCGATGCGCTGCCGGTTGAGTCGTGTCCTTGCGACGGTGATTCGCAATGCTGGGTTACGCGTGGCTGGCACGAAACCAAATTAGCAGTGTGACATGTCACAATGGAATCAATAACATACAAGCCTCTTCGGAGGCTTTTTTTGTCGGCGTTAAATTGCTTTTGCCACAACGCCCAGCCATAATATCCCTGTCAGCCTGAACAACTGACACCCGGACATTCGCGCCACGGAGAACACCATGGCGCAGCACCACCAGCTTAAACACAATCGCCTGACGTTATCCGACGTCAGCGATTTGTCGTATCTGTCGCTTAACCTCTTCGGGGGTGACGCGTGAGCCAACAATTCCACCTCGTTAGCGAAAGCGTCAAGCAGAACGCTATCAACTACATTCGTCAGTTGCCAGTCGACAGTAAGCGCCCGCTGATTCTCGACGTCAAAGAGTCGACGCGCACCGCTATTCAAAATCGCAAGATGTGGCCGCTACTGAAAGATCTTTCCGACCAGGTTCTCTGGTTCGGCAATAAATACGATTCCGACGACTGGAAAGACCTCATCACCGCGCTGGTGGCGAAGACCAAAAAGCAGGAACAGCGAATGGCCCCCGGGCTTGATGGCGGCGTCGTGATGTTCGGCCAGCGCACCAGCAAAATGACCATTCCCCAGATGGTCGAAGTCATCGAGACGATTTACTGGTTCGGCACCGACCGCGGCGTGAAGTTCTCCGAAGCATCCAGTAAGCGCATCGCCTGGGCGCAAGAATGGAGGGCTTCCCGTGGGTAGTCCTCTCGCACGCGTCATCACCAACGAAATCTTTCGCGTTCCGGCGCGCCGCAAGCCTAAGCCCGCGGTTAAGCCGTCCGACATCCCGACACTGAAGGACTATACCGCCCACCTGGTGGATCAGAAATGGCTGCGTCTCGCGGCACGGAGGAAGCATGCGTAAACCATCCCGCCGTAAGTGCAAAGTATGCGGCGAATACTTCGTGCCGAAATTCCACGACATCCGGATCCGCTGGTGCTGCCCGGAACACGGCGCAATCCTCGCGCTGGAAGAGCGCGAAAAGGAGAAGGTGAAAGCCGCGGCTAAGCGCATCAAAGAGCAGAAGGAAGCCGAGAAAGCAGGGCGCCAGCGCCGCGCAGAACGCCGTAATGAGCTGAAGCCAATCCGTCACTGGGTGCAGATGACTCAGCGAGCTTTCAACGACTGGCGGCGCGAAATGCTGCTGGCCGCTGGCCACGGCTGCATCTCCTGCGGAACCAAGACCGCGTTTGCCTGGCATGCCGGGCATTACCGCACTACTGCCGCCGCACCACAGCTTCGCTTTAACCCGGACAATATCTGGCTCCAGTGCTCCGCCTGCAACGTTCACAAATCAGGGAACATCGAGGCGTACCGTGCCGCGCTGGTTGAACTGATCGGTGAAGAGCGCGTGCTGGCGCTGGAATCCAACAACGAAACCCACCGATACACCCGTGAAGAACTGGATGGCATCCGCGCCAAGGCCAGATCAGGCCTTCGCGCACTGAAACAGCAGGAGGCAGCATGAAGCCAGAAACGATTGAGATACTCCGCGCGCGCTGGCGGCGCCTTCGCATTTACCGCTACCGGGGATCGGTGCTGGTGGATTACCGCATTCTTCGTAATTTTGTTCGTATCTATCTTTCAGCAGGAGCAGCCTAATGAACCTCGAATCAATCGCTAAATACTTCGCGCCTAAATCACCGATGTTCAGTGACTCTCCTCGCGCAACCGCTTCAGACAGTCTTACCGGCACTGACGTTATGGCGGCGCTTGGACTTGCTGGCCACAAGTGCGGGTTTGGTTTCGATCTTTACCTGTCGAAAATCGGCATTAGCAGCCCAGATATAGCACTGGAGAGACTCTATGAGCAGGCACGTAAGTTATCAGGTAAATTCAGAGCACTGTCTGAACTCGATGAATCAGCTCGGTCAGGCGTGCTTAAGGTTCTCTGCGCTTTTGCATACCAGGATTATTCAAGAAGTGCTGCCAGCACTCGAAAATGTGATTGCTGTGATGGTAGCGGATTTACAGAGGCACAAGTTTTTACCAACAAGGTCTCATATCCATGGGGGAAACCACCGTACTGGTCGAAAATGTCGCGAGCCGTTCGTCCAAGTGATTGGGAGAGTTGGACGCAGGCGCGGGAAGTGGTGCGGGTCAAATGCAAGCCGTGTAACGGAAAGGGCGTTATCAGCAATTCGTGTCGCTGCCATGGCAAAGGCAAGGTACTGGACAAAGCAGAAAGCGATCGCCAGGGCGTTCCGGTGATGAAAGCCTGTGACCGCTGCGGTGGAAGAGGTTACGCCAGACTGAAATTCTCAACGGTGATTGAGGGAATTAATACTGTTGCGGAGATAAAGAAAACGGCGGCCTATGACCAACTTCAGCCGCTCTTTGAGGAACTTGTCGCCGAATGCCATAAGCAGGAGTCTATGGCTGATACCATTCTCTCAAAAGTAACGAGATGAAAATAATTTTCCCTAATATTGAAAATATATAGGAAATAGGTATTGCATTTCGCGGAAAAACTGGATAGATTCATCTCTAACGCTGGGAATCCGTTCAGTCGTTCCGAAGCCAAAAAAATTCAAGCCCGAGGTTAACGCCTTGGGCTTTTTCGTATCTGCACAACAGGAAAAAGCGCTGACCATGCTGGAATGGGCCGCGCGTCACATCGGCGCGCGCGACTAACCACCCGCTACAGATTACCAGCGCTCTTTCCGTTGTGGTGAATGCGCAGGCTGATGCGCAATGGTTCGGCATTCTGGATGGCGTCCAGCTAAGCCCAAGACGTGGTGCGACTCGCGATCGCAAACCGCCCATGGAGAAATCACGTAAAGCCGGAGATCAGCACCGGCCACCACAAACAAACCCACTGCCTGGGACCCTTCGGCCAGAGAGCCGACATTGCCTTACCCTCATCTTCCTGGCTTTTCGCCAGGTTTTTTATTCCAGGCCCCGGGAACCATCCTCGACATGCCTACTTGTTAAATCGTCCCGAGGGCCTTACCCCTTTCAAACACACAGCCCCCGCTTTTAAGCCGGAGGTTAGAGACTATGAAAATGCATAACGATCCCCAATCCTGGACGGAGTTTATCGAACTACTCCACAGCTGGTGGCGTGGCGAAACGCCGATGGGTGCCGTATTGCTATCGGTTGCCATGGCCGCATTGCGAATCGCTTACGGCGGTGGCGGCTGGAAGAAAATGCTCCTTGAGGGGGCAATCTGTGGAGCTCTGACCCTTACTGCTGTGTCAGCTCTTGATTACTTCAACCTTCCGCAGTCCCTGTCGATTGCTATAGGCGGCGCACTCGGTTTTGTTGGCGTAGAGCAGGTTAAGGTTGTGGCTTCCCGGGTGTTTAATTCTCGCTTTGGAGGCGGTGATGCAAATCAGTGATAAAGGCATTGCCCTGATCAAGCAGTTCGAAGGCTGCAGGCTTACCGCGTACCAGGACAGTGTCGGTGTGTGGACGATCGGCTATGGCTGGACCAAGCCTGTCGACGGCAAACCGATCCGAGCCGGGATGACGATTAAGCAGGAAACTGCAGAACGCCTGCTGAAGACCGGGCTGGTCAGCTATGAAAACGACGTGTCCCGCCTGGTCAAAGTTGACCTGACTCAGGGGCAATTCGATGCCCTGGTGTCGTTCACGTATAACCTTGGTGCTCGCTCCCTGTCGACATCGACACTGCTGCGAAAACTCAACTCCGGTGATTACGCTGGCGCTGCCGATGAGTTCCTGCGCTGGAATAAAGCTGGTGGCAAAGTCCTGAACGGGCTGACCCGTCGCCGGGAGGCAGAGCGGGCTCTGTTCCTGTCATGATTGGCGCGCTGGTTAAGCGTTACTGGCTGCAGCTGCTGGTGGTGGCGTTAATCGGTGTGCTGGCGTTCTTCGTGAACCACTACCGCAACAACGCCATCGCCTACAAAGACCAGCGCGATAAAGAAACGGTCAGGGCAGACAAATCAGAGGCGATCACCAACAACGTGATCACCACGATGAACCTCATCCGTGACATCTCACAGGCTACCCAGAATGCAAAGAACGAACTGGCCCATAAAGGCGAGACGCGCATTGTCTACATCAGGCAGGCGCTTGAAGGCGATCCGTGCGCTAACCAGCTTGTTCCTTCTGCCGCTGCTGACAGCCTGCGGGAATACGCAGACAGTTTACGTTCCGGCCCCGGTGGTGCCGATAAGCGCTGACCTGACAGCTGACACGCCGATCCCCGGAATGGCGGTTCCGTTCACGTGGCAGGCAAGTCTGGAGTTAAACACTCAGCTCTATACGGCGCTGGGGCAGTGCAATCTGGATAAGGCAGCAATCAGGAAAATCGAATCATCAAGAGCCTCGCAATAGCGGGGCTTTTTTATGCCTGAAGTAAACACGCGCATTCTCGTGCGCATATCAACCAAGAGCCTTTCGGGGTAGAGCTTGAGATAGGGCAGTGGTAACGCTGACCGCTCTTGGGCTGCCCGTATCTACGAGAACAGGCTCAACCACCAAAAGGTATCAGCGAAATGAAATCATTAACCCTCTTCAATCAACCAATCCGTGTCGGGGAAGACGGCATGATCTGCCTCACCGATATGTGGAAAGCCAGTGGCAAAAGTGATGCTGAGTCGCCTTACCACTATCTGCGAAACAAGCAGACAAAAGAGTTCCTGGCCGAGCTGGAGAAAAACCACGAATCTGTGGTTTTCACTGAGCGCGGTGTACACGGTGGAACATATGGCGGGAAGTTTGTTGCTTACGATTATGCGGCCTGGTTAAACCCAGGGTTCAAGTACGCAGCTTATAAAATCCTCGATGACTACTTCACCGGAGAGCTTCAGCATCGCAACAGCTTAAGTGCGCAGCTCAACATGAAGTGTCATGAGTTTGACCAGAAGAAGGACATGGCGAGCTTCTGCGGGCAAGGCCTCGCTGCATGGCGCTATACAAAGCCTGTGCTGGTCGCTGAGATTAATACCCTGGCTAACCAGCTGCAGATTACGATCCCAGGGCTTCCAGGATGAATAATCGCGTCATTGAATGCGCTTCCAGAGCGGGGCGCGACTTCTCTGAGTTCATGAAAGGTGAGAAGGACATGATGCAAGTGCTGGCCTCGGTTGATCAGTTTGGCGAGCAACTCCGTCTCAACGGCTGCGTCAATCATCACTTTGTCAGTTACATGATGAGGAACTCGATCATGCAGGCATTCATGGACATGGCAAACGCCGAGAAGAAAGAAGAGCGCCGCCGTAAAAGAGCGGAAGCAAAAACGAAGTAGCCATTACAGAAGCTCCTTCCGAGGGGCTTCGATAATGGAGCACTGGAATTATTCATGAACAGACCACACCCACCAGCGCATTTTACGATGCCACCTGACCCGAAGCCGTACATCAGCATAATGCCCGCCAGTGACGTTGGCGAGTGGCTGAATCAGCACATCCTGAGCGATGAGGGTGACCTCTACAACCCTGATCACCAGCATTTGCTTGAAGCGGATCTGTGCTTTCTCTGGGCGTCGAACACTTTCGAGAAGAAAGGGCGGTCCGTGCTGGGGCAGGCGGAAGAAGTGGCAATGCGGGCTGGAGGCTGGCAGAAAGCGCGGATGGAGCAGCAGATGTATGAATGGTTCGGCAGGGTGCCGCAGTTCATCATCACGCTGGCCGCCGATTACTGTTCGCAATGTTCCGATCTGGAATTCTGCGCGCTGATAGAGCACGAGCTTTATCACATCTGCCAGGCGACAGATGAATTTGGTGCGCCGAAGTTCACGCAGGAAGGGCAGCCAAAGCTGAAGCTGCGCGGCCATGACGTGGAAGAGTTTGTGGGCGTGGTTCGCCGTTACGGTGCGAGCCAGGACGTGCAGGAAATGATTGATGCGGCGAATCAGCCAGCGGAGGTTGCTCATCTCGATATTGCCAGAGCGTGCGGGACGTGCATGCTGCGACTGGCTTAAATACTGGACTGTATAAGACGAATGGTGATTTATGGCTGCATTAAAACCTGATGTGAAAGCCTTCATCATTCAGTCGCTTGCGTGCTATGACACGCCATCGCAGGTGGTTGAGGCTGTCCAAAAAGAGTTCGGGATCAAGATCACCCGCCAGCAGGCTGAATCTCACGACCCCACGAAGGCCAGCGGTAAGACGCTCGCCAAAAAGTGGATCGAGATGTTCCACGCGACGCGTGAACGGTTCCTGACCGAAACCAGCGACATTCCGATCGCGAACAAATCCTATCGCCTACGCGTGCTTGACCGCATGGCAACCAAAACCGAGGGGATGAAAAACTTCTCCCTGACGGCGCAGCTGATTGAACAGGCCGCGAAAGAGGTTGGCGATGCTTACACCAATAAGCTGAAGGTTGAGAGCACTGGCAAGGATGGCGGCCCGATCAAGACCGAGACGACCAACCTCACCGCAGATCAGGCCGCAGAGATTTACCGCAAGATGATGGGGTGATCATGCCTCTCCCGTTTGAATTCGATTTCAGAAACCCTGATTACCAGATGGTTTTTGAATGGCGGATGGAGCGCTTACAGCGCATTCGCCAGAACCCCGAAATGCTGCCAGCTCTTAAGCAGTTTTACCGCACCAACCCGGCCCAGTTCATCATCGACTGGGGCATGACGACAGACCCACGTAACATCGATTATGGCCTGCCGGTCACCATCCCTTTTCTGCTGTTCCCGAAACAGGAGGAGTGGATTCACTGGATCATGGAGCGGCGCGAAAAGCTGGAGAACGGCATAACCGAAAAGAGCCGCGAAATGGGGCTCAGTTGGACGGCGATCGGGCTGGCCTGCTCGCTCTGCCTCTTCAACAAAGAAATGGTCATCGGCTTCGGCTCCCGTAAAGAGGAATACGTCGACAGCACCGGTGACCCGAAGGCGCTGTTCTGGAAGGCGCGCAAATTCGTGGAAACGCTGCCCGTCGAGTTTCGCGGTTCGTGGGATGAGAAGAAGCACGCCCCGTACATGCGCGTTGAGTTCCCCGATACTGGCGCGGTCATCAAAGGCGAGGCTGGCGACAATATCGGACGTGGTGACCGTACTACGCTTTACCTGGTGGATGAGGCTGCATTCCTCCAGCGTCCCCTTCTGATTGATGCGGCGCTGTCGCAAACCACCCGCTGCCGTATCGACCTGAGTTCCGTTAACGGCATGGCTAACCCGTTCGCGCAGAAGCGTCATGGCGGAAAGATACCGGTATTTACCTTCCACTGGCGAAATGACCCGCGCAAGGATGAAGAGTGGTATCGCAGGGAATGCGAGAAAATCGACAATCCGGTGGTGGTAGCGCAGGAACTTGACCTGAACTACAGCGCATCAGCGGAAGGCGTCCTGATCCCGTCCGACTGGGTACAGGCTGCCGTCGACGCGCATATCAAGCTTGGCATTCAGCCAACGGGCAAGCGACTGGGTGCGATGGACGTCGCCGACGAAGGCCGGGACAAAAACGCCTTTTCTACCCGCCACGGCTTCCTTCTGGAGAACGTGCGGGAATGGTCCGGCGTGGGCAGCGACATTTACCAGTCCGTTGAGAAGGTCTTCGGTTTTTGCGAACAGGACAACCTCGAAGAGTTTCGCTTCGACGAGGACGGCCTGGGTGCTGGCGTTCGCGGCGATGCGCGCGCCATCAACGAACTGCGTTACGCAGCGCGCCGACCGTCAATACTCGCCACACCGTTTCGCGGTAGCGGCGCGGTGTTTGATCCGGACGATGAAGCGGTGCGCGGGGACAACGGACAGGCCGCACGCCTGAATAAGGACTTTTTCGCCAACGCCAAGGCCCAGAGCTGGTGGTGGCTACGCAAGCTTTTCCAGAACACCTATCGCGCCGTGGTTGAGGGCATGGCCTACAACCCGGACGAAATTATCTCAATCAGCAGCGCCATGGCGAGCAAAGACAAACTCATCATCGAGCTGTCTCAGCCGACCTACTCCATTAACGGCGTGGGGAAAATCGTTGTTGATAAACAGCCTGACGGCACCAAGTCGCCGAACCTCGCCGACTCGGTGATGATCAGCTACGCGCCAATGAATTCAGCCCTGAACATCTGGGAGCTGCTAGGGAGACAGGCCTGATGGCACGAAACAAGCAAGCCTCTCAGCGAACGGCGCAGGCCACCGCTGATGGCTATGAGAACTTTGTCGCCCGCGTGGGGATGCAGACGCCTAACCAGCATTCAGCATCGACCTACCGGGCGAACTTCACCAGCCGCAACCGCATGCTGGTGGAATGGTCATATCGCGGATCGTGGGTTATCGGCGAAGCGGTCGACGCTATCCCGGACGATATGACCCGGAAAGGCATTCGCATCACTTCGGAGATTGACGCCAAAGACCGTGGCACCCTGGAAGCGCAGCTGGATGAGTTGCAGATCTGGGATGCGCTGAACGACGTGCTGAAATGGTCGCGTCTCTACGGCGGCGCGGTGGGCTTCATCATGATTGAGGGGCAGGCACCAATGACCCCGCTGCGGCTCGAAACCATTGGAGAAGGCAAGTTTAAGGGTATTCTCCCGCTCGACCGCTGGATGATTAACCCGGTGCTGACCCGCCGCATTAAAGAGATGGGGCCGGACCTCGGCAAGCCTGAGTTTTACGACGTGGTGACCACTGCAACGGGCATCCCGGCCTGGCGCATCCATCACAGTCGCCTGATTCGCTTCGAAGGGGTGACGCTGCCATTCCAGCAGAAGATGACAGAGAACGAATGGGGAATGTCGGTTGTAGAGCGTATCTGGGATCGGCTTACTGCGTTCGATAGCGCTACTGTCGGCGCGGCGCAGCTGGTCTATAAAGCGCATCTGCGTACCTATAGCGTGGAGAAGTTGCGCGAGCTTATCGCGCTTGGAGGCCCGGCGTTCGAAGCGTTGCTGAAGAACATCGACCTGATCCGCCAGTTCCAGAGCAATGAAGGTATGACGCTCATGGACTCGCGGGATAAGTTCGAAACCCACCAGTACAGCTTTAGTGGTCTGGATGACATTCTTTCGCAGTTTGCTGAGCAGATCAGCGGTGCCGTTGGTATCCCGCTGGTACGCCTGTTCGGTCAATCCCCGAAAGGCTTCTCTACTGGTGATGCAGACCTCGCCAACTATTACGACCGGGTGAGCTCATTGCAGGAGCGCCGCTTACGGCTGCCGATGCGCCGGATACTGGACATTATGCACCGCTCTGAACTCGGCAAGCCGCTGCCGGACGATTTCACGTTTGAGTTTAACCCGCTATGGCAAATGTCTGACGTTGACCGCTCAACGGTGGCCGTAAACACCACCACCGCGATCAGCACCGCGCTGGGCGACGGATTGATGACGCGTAAGGCGGCAATGACCGACCTGCGCGAAAACTCTGACGTCACCGGCATCGGAGCATCCATTACCGACGAGGATATCGAGAATGCCGAAGACGAAGCGCCGCCAGGCATCGGCGAACTTGGCGACAAACCGCCAGAGTCGCCAGGCGGAGATCCGATATCGAACGAGCCTACGGCAGATAGCGCGGGCGGTCGGGGATATCGTAAATGGGCGCTACGATGGTTCAAACGATAGCGTCACCGAAATCATGGATGCGCTGGAGCGCTACAGCGAAATCATCACCCCCTGGGCGACGAAGGTTGCTGAGAACTTCACCGCAGACATAGCGCGCCAGAATGAAAAGCAGTGGCGTCAGCACAGCCGGAACATCAGCGCAGAGCTGCGTAACATGGTTGACCGCGCCCCGGTAGGCCAGGTGATGAAATCCATCGTCGCCGAGCAAATTAAGTACATCAAATCGCTGCCTCTTGAGGCTGCCGATCGCGTGTATGACATTCAGAACAAAGCCATCGAGGCTGTTGTGACTGGTGGCCGCGCTGAGCCATTCGCGAAAGAGATAGCAGCGTCCGGTGACGTGTCACGCTCGCGAGCGAACCTTATCGCCCGTACCGAACTTGGACGCGCAACCGGCGCGCTGGATCAGGCGCGTGCGCTGTCAATCGGCTCGAATGGTTATATCTGGCGTACAGCCGAAGATGGCGACGTCCGGCATTCTCATCGGGAGATGGAGGGTAAGTTTGTCGAATGGGGCCGACCTCCAACGCTTGACGGTATGACCGGTCATGCTGGTGAGCTGCCGAACTGCCGCTGTTACAAAGAAATCGTCTTCCCCAACCCTCATTCTTATCTCGCCTGAATCGCAGGTAAAACATGAAATATTTTTTCAATACCCGGCTGGGGGAAACCCGCTATCAGCTGGCTGATGGCTCGCTGCTGTGCAAAGACGTGCCGATAGGTCGAACGGGTAAGCAGCTCTACGGCGCTGCCGATCTGCCAAACCTCAAACCCGACAAGCTCGGCGAGATAGTCGTAACGCGCTCTCCTGAGCAGGTATTCCATCCGGCCACGCTCGCCTCATTCGAAGGGATGAGCATCACGATCCTGCATCCTGAAGATGAAAACGGGAATGTGCGGCTGGTGAACCCCGAGAACTGGAAAGAGCTTGCGGTCGGGCATCTTCAGAACGTGCGGCGCGGGACAGGTGATCAGTCTGATTTGATGCTGGCTGACCTTATCGTCAAAGACGAAAGCGCCATTCAGCTTATCGAAGATGGTCTGCGCGAGGTGTCGTGCGGCTATGACGCTGAGTACGAGCAGACCGAACCCGGAAAAGCCGAGCAGGTCGATATTACCGGAAACCATGTGGCTCTTGTCCCTAAAGGCAGAGCCGGAAATCGTTGTGCAATTGGAGACAGAGACACAATGGCAAATCAAAAGAAAAGCTGGTGGACCCGCATGCGCACGGCCATCAAAACGGGTGACGCTGACACCATGAACGAACTACTGGACTCTGCGCCAGCGGCTGTAACGGGTGATGAAGGGGATCTGCCGAGCGGCGTTAACCTCAACATTAACCTTTCACCGCAGCAACCATTACCGGACAAAAAGCCGGAAATGGGCGGAGAGCCAACCGGCGACGGCGAGGACGATATCAAAACCTTGCTCAAAGCCCTGCTGGCTAAGCTGGAAGGAAATGCGACGGGCGATAACGACAATAAGCCTGATGAAAAAGACAAAAAAGATCCGACCGGCGACGGCGAGGACGACGAAGAGGAAACCACGATTACCGGTGATTCTGCCTATCGTGCCGAGGTTATCGTCCCGGGTATCGATCTGAGCCGTAAGGTGAAACCGACCGCATTCAAACGTGATGTGCTGGCCGCCGCTGACAAAACACTGGTTCGCCAGGTTGTCGGTGATGCTGATATCCGCAAATTGCCCAAGCAATCGGTCGATATGGCGTTTAACGCTGTGTCTGAGATTGCCAAAGGGCGAAACACCCGCAGCACCACGGGCGATGCACAACGTCCAAATATGGGCATGACCAGCATCGCTTCCCTGAACAAACAAAACGCCGACTTCTGGTCTAACCGCAAAGGATAATCCAATGACTGCATATCTGTACCGGATGCCTGTTGGCATTGCCGGGGCTATCTCTCGCCCGCAGGACTTAACCGTCGAACCGGTGATCCTTAAATCCGCTAACGCCTTCGCTGCCTATGGTCTGGCTGGCAAATACGACGCTGACGGCTTTTTCGTGCCGCTGGCGGACGGTGACACCGCCGACAAGGTGAAGGGTATCTACGTTCGTCCGTATCCGACCACATCGCAACCAGACATGGTTCGCCAGGTGGGGACGGATAAGAACTTCCCGGGCGACGCCATGAAGCGTGGCTACATGACCGTTAACCTCGGATCTGGCTTCGATGCCAGCACTATCAAAAAAGGCGCGCCTGTCTACGTGGTTGTTTCGCTCGACTCAACCATTGACGTGCCGCTGGGCGGCTTCATGTCCACGTCCGTCAGTGGCAAAAACGTGGCGCTGACCAACGCCGAATTCACAGGGGCCGGTGACGCTAACGGCAATGCAGAAATCTCCTGGAAGATTTAAGGAACAGACGAATGATTACTTTTGATCAGGCAACCGTTGATAGCTCTGGTGCCTTTCTTATCGGGGAGCTGGAGCGACTCGACCAGACGCTGAACCTGCCGCTGGTGGGTTACACCTGGACCCGCGACATTCAACTGCGTGAAGACGTTTCTATCGCAGATGACATTTCCAGCTGGACTAACACCAGCTTTGGCGCTGCGGGTACTGGCGCAAATCCTAACGGTAAAAACTGGGTAGGCAAAGACTCCACCGCTATTGCTGGCGTGAACGTTGATATCGGCAAAGACGGCAATCCTCTGAACCTCTGGGGTATGGAACTGGGCTGGACCGTTGTAGAGCTGGCAGCAGCTCAGCAGGTAGGTCGCCCGATTGATACCCAGAAGTACGACGGGATGCAGCTCAAATGGCAGATGGACAACGACGAGCAGGTTTACATCGGCGATGATGCGCTCGGCCTGAAAGGGCTGGCAAACCTTGTCGGTGTGACGCTGAACAACGCGCCGAAGACCTGGGCGAACTCCACCAACGACGAGATCCTCGATAGCGTGAACAGCATTCTGTCGAATGCCTGGGCAGCATCCGGTTATTCCGTCGTGCCTTCTGATCTGCGCATTCCGCCAGAGCAGTATTCACTGCTGGCGAGCCGTAAGGTTTCCGAAGCGGGTAACCAGTCACTGCTGACCTATCTGGCCGTGAACACTATCGCTTTCCACCAGAACGGCGTTCCGCTGGAAATCAAAGCGGTCAAATGGCTGAAAGGGCGCGGGGTTGGCGGTAAAGACCGTATGGTCGCCTACACCAACGACAAGAAATACGTGCGCTATCCGTTGGTGCCGTTGCAGAGCGTTCCTATCCAGTATCGTGGTCTGTACCAGATTGCGACCTACTACGGCAAGCTCGGTGCGGTTGAGCCAGTGTACAAAGAAACCCTGTCCTACGTGGACGGTATCTGATAACCAGAACGGCCCCGAAAGGGGCCAGAAGGAAACTTAAAATGGCGAAAGAAAAGCTGGTTACCATCCATGTTCACACCCCGTTCACGCTGACGCTCGGCGATCAGTCTAAACAGGAGTTTGGCCGGGGACGGCATAACGTACCGGAAGAGGTCGCGTCGCACTGGTTCACCCAGGCGCATTCTGAGCTTTCCGAAAGCGTGATTAGCGACACCGATGATTTGCAACCCATTATCGACGGCCTGCAAGCGCAGATTGCCGACAAGGATAAGCAGATTGTCGATAAAGATCAGCTGATTGCCGATCTGAAAGAAGCGCTGCTCAAGCTGCAAGAGCAGAACGACGGCCTGCAAGCGCAGATTGCTGCCGCCCAGACTGGCGGTAATGGGGCGAAAGATGCCAAAGAATCAAAGCCTGCCAACAGTAAGTGATTTTCGCCGCGACTTCCCGCAGTTTGCTGACCCGGCAAAATATCCCGACCCCCAGATCGAGTTTCGTCTGAATCTGGCCGATGTGCTGCTGAGCGAAAACGTCACCGGCAAAAAGTTGTTTCCGTATTTTGCCGAGTTGTTCGTTGCGCACTACATGACGCTTTGGGCGGCAGATAGCCGGGCGATGCTGGTTGGCGGTCCGGGTGGTTCAACCAATGGTGTGCAGTCCTCAAAATCCGTTGACAAGGTAAGCGTCAGCTATGACACCAGCGCGACGCTAAACCCTGACGCAGGCTTCTGGAATAACACCCGATATGGCGCTGAATTTTATCAGCTGATCACGATGTTCGGTGCGGGCGGTCGCCAGCTATGAGTTTCAAAAGCGGTGTAACAACGAGGGTGGACAACGCTCAGGCCATTCTGGATGCGCTCAGGTCGCTAACCAAAAAGGATGTGCTGGTCGGCATCCCTTCGGAAGACAGCGAGCGTGAAGATGTTCCGTTTGGTAATGCCGGGATCGGTTACGTCAACGAATACGGCTCACCAGCGCAAAACATCCCCCCACGCCAGCACCTGATCCCAGGCGTTAAATCGGTAGAGGAACAGACGGTGCCGCAGCTCAAAGCAGCGGCGCAGGCTGCGCTTGATGGAAATGCGGCGGGTGCAGAAAGGGCGCTCAACCGCGCCGGAACGCTGGCCGCTAATGGCGTCAGGCGTTACATGACTATTACCGGCTTTACACCGCTTGCTGATAGCACCGTTGAAGCCCGCGCACGTCGAGGTCGTAAAGGGGCAAAAGCGGAACTTGCGCGGCGCGCTGCTGGCGAGTCTCCCGGAACCGATCTGGTGAAACCGCTAATCGACACCGGGCAGTACCGCAGAGCCATTACCCACGTTGTGAGGGATAAAGATGCCGACTCTTGATGTAACTGACGTGCTTTTTGACCCCGATTTTTGCGACTTCAACCTGTGGGTAACGCGTCGCGTGCAAACGGTGGACGATGACGGGATCGGCAGCGACAGCGAAGTTAAAACGCAGTTTGCCGGAGTTGTTACCGTTGACCGCTCTCTCGAAAACCGACGTATGCAGTCCGGGCAGGTTATCAGTGGCGCGATTCTCATCGTGACAACTGAGCGGCTGACGCAGGGGCAGACTGGCCGTGACGCCGATATCGTGACGTACCAGAACCGTGATTATCGTGTGACATTCGTTGACCCTTACACGGCTTACGGTGCTGGCTTCGTCCAGGCGCATTGTGAATTACTGCCGTTTGATGGGGGAACTCCCGTTGAGCAATAACACCAGCACAGAGCGCGGCTGGCTGACACCCACCAGCGGCGATCCGGATTATGACGAAGCGCTAGACAGGCTGTTAAGCCAGTGGATGCGCAATGTTTCCGGCTTGCCTTCGGGGATGGTTCGCCCGCGCTGGCAGAAAGATCAGCCGCCATTGCTACCCGTTGAAACGAACTGGTGCGCGTTCGGCGTTACCGGATGGCCCATTGATAACAGTCCTGCATTCACCAATCAGACCGATGAGGGCGCTCAGCTCTGGCGGCATGAAACGTTTGAGTGCATGGCGTCGTTCTATGGCCCCGCTGGTATGTCTTATGCGTCCCGTTTTCGCGATGGCATATCTGTCCCGCAAAACAATGCTGAGCTGAACGCGCTTGGTTTGTCTCTGGGCGACTATACCGGTCTGACCCCTTTCCCCGAACTTATCAACCAGCAATGGGTTCGCCGCTACGACATGACGGTGCGCCTGCGCCGGAAGGTTGTGCGCGAGTACGGCATTAAATCGCTGGTGGAAGCGCCAGTCACCTTTTTTGGAGAATAAACTATGACGCAGGGCTTACCTGTATCCAACGTTGTAAACGTTGATGTGATCATCTCGCCGAAAGCGGCTACTGGTCGTAACTTCGGCGCGCTGCTGATCCTCGGTTCTTCCACTGTCATTCCGGTGCAGGAGCGCGTTCGCCTCTATGCGTCCGTTGAGGACATTGGCGAGGACTTCGGAGTCGACAGCCCGGAATATGAAGCGGCGCAGGTTTTCTTCAGCCAGTCGCCGAAGCCGACGCAGGTTTATATTGGCCGCTGGGCGAAGACGCTGACCTCTTCCGAAGGTGGAAGCGTGGAAACCATCGTGCAAGCTGTTAATGCCTGCCTGCAATATACCAACTGGTATGGGCTGGTTGTCGCTGATGATGTTGGCGCTGGTGGCGATGTGCTTGATGCTGACGACGTGATTGAGGTTGCTAAACTCATCGAAGCATCCAGTCTGAGCCGCATTTTCGGGGTAACCTCTGCCGACGCCGAGATTATCAGCACGACCTCGACGACCGATGTTGCGTCAAAATTAAAGGCTGGTAAGTATTCCCGGACCTTTATTCAGTATTCCACCAGCAGCCCTTATGCGGCGGTTTCAGCTTTCGGTCGCGCGTTTACCGTCAATTTCAACGGCAGCAATACCACCATTACCCTGAAATTCAAACAGGAACCTAGCGTAACCTACGAAACGTTGACGGTAGGACAGGCGGCGGCTGTGGATGCGAAGAATGCGAACGTGTTCGTGTACTACGCCAACGACACGGCGATCCTGCAACAGGGGGTCATGGCGAACGGTGACTTCTTCGACGAGCGCCACGGGCTCGACTGGTTGCAGAACTACGTTCAGACCAACCTCTATAACCTGCTTTACACCAGCACCACCAAAATCCCGCAGACTGATGCCGGTGTGACCCGTCTGCTTTCCAACGTTGAACAGTCCATGGATCAGTCCGTCACGAACGGTCTGGTAGCGGCTGGCGTGTGGAATGGTGGCCCTATCGGACAGCTGAATTCCGGCGATACGCTGACCAAAGGTTATTACGTGTATGCGCAACCTCTGTCCGAACAGGCGCAGGCCGACCGAGAAGCTCGCAAAGCACCGTTAATCCAGGTGGCCTGTAAGCTGGCTGGCGCAGTTCATTATGCCGATGTGCAGATCAACGTGGTTCGCTAAGGAGCGATAAATGGCAACTTATTCTTTTCTCGATGTAACCGCGTCGCTCACCGGGCCGACCGGCGTTATCGATCTTGGTCAGGGTTCTGCCAACTCTGAGGAAGGTATCACCCAGACCATGGGCGGCAACAAGAACACCATGACCATCGGTGCCGATGGCGAAGTGATGCACAGCCTGCACGCCGATAAGTCAGGCACCATTACGGTGACGCTGCTGAAAACCTCCCCGGTGAACAAGAAGCTGTCTCTGGCGTATAACGCGCAAAGCCAGTCCTCTGCCACCTGGGGCAATAACGTGATCGTCATTCGCAACACGGCATCGGGTGATATTTCTACTGCGCGTGCGTGTGCATTCCAGAAACAGCCTGATTTCAATAACGCCAAAGAGGGCGGAACTGTCGCCTGGGTATTCGACTGCGGCAAGATTGACCAGCTGCTCGGGGAGTTTTAACGCATGGAATTCGAAATTAAAGGCGTGAAATATCGCACTGCAAAGCTCAGCGTTTTCGAACAGCTGAAGGTGTCCCGCAAGCTGTTGCCGGTGCTGGCCGGGATGGTTTCTGACTTCCGGAGCGTTCAGGAGAAGATCAGCAGCAAAGACACAGAAGGCGCGATGGCTACCATCCTGCCAAAGATTTCCAATGCTGTGTCCGATCTGAGTGATGGAGATGTGGACGCTATCCTGTTCCCCTGCCTTTCCGTCGTTTCACGCGAGCATATGAAAGGCTGGGTGCCGGTCTGCCAGCATGGCGAAATGGCGTTTGACGATATCGACCTGCTGACCATGCTGCAACTGGTGGCGCGGGTGGTCGCCGACTCGCTGGGAAATTTTTTGCAAGGACTCCCTACCAGCGAGATGCCCACCCCGCCAGCGGAATAACCTTCAACAGCCTGCCGGGCGGTGAAGATTTTATTCTTCGTCCGGTGCTTGCCTTCCATATTGACCAGAAAGACCTTAACAGCGGTGCGGTAGACCTCTGCCGCATCGCGCTTCTCAATGACTACCTCGACATGCGCGAGGATAACGACGCCCGGGTAGATAAATGGAGAGCGGCCAATGAGCGGTAACGCAGATACGATTAAAGACTTCCTTGTTTCGCTGGGGTTCGATATCGATCAGGCTGGCGCTAATAAGTTTGAAGCAGTGCTGAAAGGCGTTACCGCGAATGTTCTGAAGGTCGGTGCGGTGGTGGAAGGCGTAGCGCTGAGCATTGTTGGGTTTACCACCCAGATCGCGAATGGTCTGGATAAGATTTACTGGGCATCCCAACGGACGGGGGCCAGCGTCCAGGGCATCAAAGCGCTGGGCTATGCCGCATCGCAAACCGGTGCCAGCGCCGAGTCGGCCATGTCCTCCCTTGAAGGACTGGCTGGTTTCATGCGTAGCAATCCGGGGGCGGAGAGCTTCCTGAACCGTCTGGGCGTACAGACCCGCGATGCCAGCGGAAAGATGCGTGATACTGCGGCCATCTTTACTGGCGTTGGGCAAAAGCTCAACAACATGCCGTATTACCGCGCGAAGCAATACGCGCAGATGCTCGGCATCGATGAAAACACGCTGATGGCGATGCGGCGCGGCATGAATGGCTTTACCGCCGATTACCAGTCGATGCTGCAAAAGACGGGGTTCAACGCTGATAAAGCGGCTGTTCAGTCCAACAAATTCATGACGTCCATGCGCGGGCTTACGTCGCTGTTCGGCATTATGCGGGACAAGATCGGCTCAAACCTCGCTGGTGGTCTGGCTGGTTCGCTGGACAGCCTGCGGCGGCGCATCCTCGACAATTTCCCGAAGATTGAAGAGACGCTGACCAGAGTTATTAAAGGCGTGATCTGGCTTGCGAACGCATTCACGAGAATGGCGTGGCGGCTGATACAGGGCGCTGGCTCTGTCATCGACTGGTGGAAGCGTCTTGACGATGGCAGTAAAAATCTGCTGAAAATATTCGGTGCTCTACTTGTCGCATGGCGTCTGCTTAATTCTGCGTTCCTGAAATCCCCGATTGGAATTATCACCACGCTGATTCTGGCGATCGGATTACTCTATGACGATTATCAGACGAGGAAAGAAGGCGGTAAAAGCCTGATTGACTGGTCCAAGTGGGAGCCTGCAATAGAAAAGGCGAAAAAGGCAATTCTCTGGCTGCGCGATAAGCTTCTGGGGCTGAAAGATTCTGTTGGTGGATGGCAGAACTCGCTGGAAATTTTGGCTACTTTCATCGCTGGGGTATGGGTAACAAAAGTATTGGGAGCATTCGCAAAAATATCCGGTCTTCCGATACCTCCATGGCTTAAATTATGGGGAGCGTATGCTGGTTACCTGGTTTCAGATCGTGAAAACATAAAAGCCAGTGCTAAATCATCTTTGGACTATACCAAAAGGAACATTGGTGATGCTCTTGCTACGGTTGGCATCAAAACCGACCTTGGGCGAAAAGATGTTAGCGAGGTAAGAGAATGGCCCGCATGGATGGATTGGCTGCATGGTGGCCCAGGTAAGATTATTCGTCAGGCGCAAAGCAATGGCGTCGTTTATGGCGATAATGTTCAGCCTGACATTCCCGGGGCGGAACAGCATGTTCGTAGTAATGAAATTGCCCCGCATGAAAGAGATGAAATAAAAAACCGTCAGCAGGCTGCTAATGGTTATCTTGAAAAAATCTCAGACGGGATTGCCAAAATCGGTAATTTATTTTTCTCCCCGGCTGGAGCTGCTGAAATCTCTCCAAACATATCGGGTGACCCCTCCCAGTTTGCGCAATCAGTCAAACGTCCACAGGCCACAGCCCAGGGCAAAGTATTGCTCGACTGGATGGGGCCAATGTTCAATAAACTTGAGTCGCTTTATCAACTTCCAGCTGGTCTATTGAAAAGTGTGGCGATAACCGAGTCAGGTGGTAACCAGTTCGCCATGTCCGGCGCAGGCGCGAAAGGTCTGTTTCAGTTTATGGATGGTACGGCGCGCGACATGGGCCTTCGCGGAAACGATGTATTCGACCCGCAAAAGTCAGCTCAGGCCGCAGCTAAGTACCTCAGCCAGCTGTTGCGGCAGAACGGCGGAGACCTTAGCAAAGCACTGGCATCATATAACTGGGGGATCGGGAATGTTAAGCGCTATGGAATGGGGCTAATGCCGCAGGAAACGCGCAACTACATTCCGAAAGTAATGAGCAATATGCCCACCAGCGCCCCGGTGATTCAGCAGGAAACGAACATTAACATCCACGGCGTTTCCGATCCTCGCGAAGCTGCCCGTTTGACTGTTGACCGTCAAAAGGGCGTGAATTCACAGTTAACCCAGCAACTCCCCGCAGGACCGAGATAATGGATATTTTATCAGCGATTTTTCGCCAGCAATCCCGGCGAATTGGCATATTAATCCCCAGCGTGGTTGTTTCCGAAAAGCATTCTGATGCGCTCGAAATTACTGAGCACCCGGTGGAGAAGCCGACAACGAATAGTGCTTCGGGTTTCATTGCCGATCATGCGTATAAGCGTCCCAGCGAAGTCACAATGGAATGCGGCTTCGCTGGTGGCGGTTCGTTGCTGGACTTCATTGATACATCTTCAATCGGTCTTAGCGCTGGGCTTAGCCCAAAGGAGACATACCAAAAGCTGCTGGATATGCAGCTTGAGCGCGTGCCGTTCGATGTGGTGACCGGAAAACGTGTGTACAGCAATATGCTGGTGCGCGCCATCGAGGTGACAACGGACAAAACCAGCGAGAACGTGTTGAACTGCACGCTTACCCTGCGTGAAGTGATCATGTCGCAGACGAAGAGCGTTAGCGTTGCTGATAAATCCGATATGCAGGACGGGGTTAGTACATCTGCGGTGCAGAATTCAGGGACTAAATCCACCACTCCAGTAAATGAATCGGTAATTAAGTCAACGGGGTGGTTTGATGGGCTAAAAGGAACCAGTCTTGGCAACTCTATAGGTATCCAATGAATGTAACTGAAATCCCTTTATCGCCGGATAACCAGCTATTTCGCATTCAGTTAGCAGAGACAACATACACGCTGAGAGTCATTTGGCGTGATTCTGCTGGCTGGATACTTGATGTACAAGATAGCAGTGGCGAACCGCTTCTTTCTGGTGTGCCGCTGGTAACCGGTGTAAATCTTCTTGAGCAATATCCTCAACTAGGTATTAACGGGGCGCTGCTCGTTGGCTGCGATGTAGACGCACCGGACGAGCCCACCAAAACCAACCTCGGCACATACAGCCACCTCATTTTCGTACAGGAGTAGAAATGTCTCTTAACTGGATGCGCCATTTTGAGTTGCAGCTTTTGGACCAGAACGGGCAGGGCGTTTCTCTGTCAGATTTTAAGGTCACGTTCCAGATCGAGTGGGCAGACACACGCTGGCCGCGCGTGGCAAACGTGAAAATTTACAACCTTTCGACCGATACCACGAACAAGATACTGGGGCAGGAGTTTGCCAAAATTCGCATCATTGCCGGGTATGACGGTATAGCGCCGGATGTTGATGCGAGCCAGGTCGGCGTCGCCCGGGAGATTTCACCAGACCAGATAGGGCAGGTGAACGGTCAGAACTACGGCCTGATTTTTGACGGTGATATTCGCTTCACCGTCACCGGGAAGGACAATATTACGGATTCCTGGGTGTTGATTCAGGCCATTGGTGATCACGAAGCGTTCCTCTATGCGACCACCATCACCACGCTTGCCGCTGGCTATACCGTTGCGGATCTGCACCGGGCGACGATGCAGGATTTCAACGCGTTCGGCGTGACACAGGGCATTACCGGTGATTTTCCTGATACCGTGTTTCCTCGTGGCCGAGCGATTTACTCATCCAGCCGCAACGTGATGGATAATATTGCTGCGCAGTGCAAAGCGACATGGCAGCTGGTGGATGGTCAGGTCCAGATGGTGCCGGAGGATAAATATATTCACGAAGCCATTGTGTTGAATGCCGATACTGGCCTGATCGGTATGCCGCAACAAACGATGGGCGGCGGAGTAAACGTGCGGTGCCTGATAAACCCAAACATCCGTATTAATGGTCTTATCCAGCTCGATCAGGCTTCGGTGTACCGCGCGGCGCTCGGCAATAGCGAAATCGCTCAGTCGCCCGGGCGTATCACCGAAACAGAAGAGAACGGCAACCGCGTGCTGACCGGCACGACGTCACAGGCAGCCAGCATTGCGACGGATGGCGTTTATATCGTCAAAGCTATCGACTATACTGGCGACACCAGGGGTCAGGCGTGGTACATGGATTTGATGTGCTTCGCGCGTGGCAGTCGTGATTTAGTTAATGCTGGTGCTATGCAAAAAACAAACGACTGAGGTACGGGACGTGAAACTCGTAATTTTTACCATTGCAGCATTATTTTCTTTCCAGGCTATTGCTGATTCTCAGTGTGGTGATTTCAACATCCATTGGGCTGATGATGGTTTCGCTCGCGTAAACGGAGCTAAACCTGAATCGCAAAAAGTGACATTTCTTAAAAATGACGGTGATTATAACAACGTCAAAATTGAATGGCGCTTAGCGACCAATCAACCAGGGCGATGGGTAGGAATGGAGTTTATTGGCCGTAATGGTAAAGCAATCCTGAATGCTCAGTGGCTGCAAGCAAATATGGATGCACCACGTCAGTATGCAACTTATGACTGTGTAAAAATAAAAGGATAAAATTAATGAAAGGATTTGTATCTCTTCTTTTTCTGCTATCCACCTCCGTTTGCGCTGGAACGTTAAGTGATTTTTTTGTAAAACATCCAGATTTGGATAATAACCTTGCTATACACACCGCGATTTCTAAAGCTTCTGGCATGGAGGCTGCTGGATTTGCACGCAGAGAGGGTGGCAGCGAAAAAGAGTTGATGAGTAGTAAAGGTGATCAATTCGCAGTGCTCGGGTTTCGTCGAGTGAAAATGTATTGTAGCTATCCTGAATCAGCTCAAATGACTGGTCTAAGCGCTGAAGATTGTAAGCTTGTGCTTAGTAAGAACCTATAGTTTCATTTCAAGTATGAATTTAACCCGCCACCGAGCGGGTTTTTTTATGGAGTTTTTATGCCAATTCCAACTCAATCACAGATCGGCGGTGAGCAGCAGACCGCGCAGGCCATTGCCGATTCGGTGTCTACCCAGATGCGCGTGGCGATGCCGGGCATCATTCAGTCGTTCGATCCTGATACTGTTACCTGCACCGTAGAGGTGGCGCTTCGCGGTATTGTTGGCGATGGCTCCACCGAATTAAAACCGCTGGTGGATGTGCCGGTTATCTTTCCGCGCGGCGGCGGTTGCACGCTGACCTTTCCGGTAAAAGAAGGCGACGAGTGTCTGCTGATCTTTGCTGACCGATGCATCGATTTCTGGTGGCAGAGCGGCGGCGTTCAGGAGACCGTCGACCCGCGCCAACATGACTTGTCTGATGCGTTCGCCATTGTTGGCCCGCAGTCGCAAGCACAGAAAATCAGCGGTATCAGTACCAGCGCCGCGCAGCTACGAACCGATGATGGCGCGGCGTTCGTAGAGGTCGCCGCAGGACATAACATCACCATTAAAACGCCGGGCCAGCTCACGGCTACGGCTGAAGGCGGAACGACAATCACATCCCCGACTATCACGCTGAACGGCAACGTAACGATTAACGGCAACTTGTCTCAGGGAATGGGCGAAAGCGGCGGTACTGCGACGATGCTTGGACCAGTGACGGTAACGAATGACGTAACAGCTTCTGGTATCAGTGTCGCCACGCATAAACATGGCGGAGTACAGACTGGCGGGGGAACCACTGGGGGGCCGCAATAATGCGATACCGTCGCGAAGATGCTGACGGCGATTACACTTTCGGGCAGGGTGACGATACCTTCCTTATCGACAGCCCGGAGTGTGTCGCCCAGGCCGTAAAAACCCGTTTCGAGCTGTGGCGCGGTCAGTGGTTTCTCGATCTGACGGAAGGCACGCCGTATGTTCAGTCAGTGCTTGGGAAGCAGCGATCAGATGTCTACATCCTGGCTATACGCGAACGCATACAGGATACACCGGGCGTTCTGTCGATTCTTTCCTTCGATACCAATTATGACGGCACCAGCCGTCGCGTCACCTTCACTTCCTCCATTGACACAATCTACGGCCAGACGACTGTAACAAGCGAGGCATAAATGGCTTTGAACCTCGACACGCTGGGGCTATCGGCAACGGTAACCGCCCAGGGGATTAGTGCGCCTGATTACCAGACAATCCTAGATACACTGACCAGCTATTTCAGGCAGATTTACGGTAGTGATGCCTACCTCGAACCAGACAGCAAAGACGGGCAGATGGTCGCGCTGGTGGCTCTTGCCGTGCATGACGCTAACAACACCGCTATCGGGATCTACAACTCTTTTTCACCGACGACAGCGCAGGCCGCAGCGCTTAGCAGCAATGTGAAAATTAACGGGATCACGCGAAAAGTAGCGACAAACTCTACTGCTGACCTTCTGTTAACCGGTACGGCAGGCACGACTATCACGAATGGCTCCGCACGGGATAAAAACGGCATTATCTGGAATTTTCCCGCAAGTGTAGCGATCGGCGTTGATGGTACTGTGCTGGTGACGGCCACATGTGCGAATAGCGGTTCGGTTGCGGCGATGGCCGGGACTATCACCACCATTAACACACCGACTCGCGGCTGGGTGTCGGTAACCAACCCGGCTGCGGCTACTGTCGGTTCACCAGCAGAAACCGACGCAGAGCTGCGCATTCGGCAGGGGCAAAGCGTAGCGCTATCATCGATCACACCGTTTAAAGGCGTCGACGGTGCGATCGCCAACGTTGCGGGCGTGACACGTCACAAGCTCTACGAAAATGATACTGGAGCAAGCGACAGCAACGGGCTGCCGCCACACTCTATTTCCGCCATCGTCGATGGAGGGGATGTTACCGAAATAGCCCAGACCATCAGGGGGAATAAAGGGCAGGGAACCGCAACTTACGGTAAAACTTCTGTGACGGTGCCGGATACCTACGGTAATCCTCACGTCATTAGTTTTTCACGCTCTACCGATGTGCCAATTTTCGTAGCCATTACCCTGAAAGTTTTTACCGGGTATACCTCTCAAATCGGCGAGCAGATTAAACAGGCTGTTGCCGATTATATAAATGGCCTGACAATTGGCGACGACGTTCTGCTGAGCCGTATTTATTCCCCGGCAAACCTTGGCGTTGTGAGTGGTGGGAATGCCCGCTATTACGATATTACCGACCTGCTGATCGGTAAGTCGTCTGGCAACGTATCGGCATCAAATATTGATATTGCCTATGATGCTTCTGCGTCCTGTAGCACCGCGAATATCAGTATCACGGTGACCTCATGAGCAAATACACCGAACTGATCACAAACTATCACGCTACCAAGCCACTCTTTTTTGACCATATAGATCTGAGCACCCGCCCGCTGATTGATGTGTACAGCACTATGTCAGGGCTTGTAACAGCCTTCGATATCGATACGGCGGTCGGCGTGCAGCTCGACACGCTAGGGCTCTGGATCGGACGTAGCCGCATAGTCAGCCAACCGATCACCGGCGTTTATTTCAGTTGGGACACTGAAGGGCTTGGATATGACCAGGGTGTATGGCAGGGACCGTATGACCCGGATTCGGGTTATACGTCGCTGAGCGATGACACCTACCGCATCATTCTGAAAGCGAAAATTGCTATCAACAACTGGGACGGGCGGAACGACTCGCTGCCGCCCATTCTGGACGCTGCAACTGCGGGCTCTGGCCTGAAGATGCAAATCGTCGATAACCAGGACATGACGATTTCGGTCTGGGTATTACCCGAGACTGATATTTCGGATGTGTCTCTCGAACTGATAGCCGCTATCAAGCAGGGTTATCTCACCGTAAAAGCCGCTGGCGTTTGGGCCGGTGATGTTGAAACGCCCTCGGTAGAAACACCTTCCGAGGGTTCTAAATTCTTTGGGTTTGATATGGATAACGAATACATCGCCGGGTTCGATGTAGGAGCATGGGGGACTTTACTCTAATGGCAACAAATAACTTTAAAGCGTTCGCGCTTGATCCTAACGCTAACGTCACATCACAGGCTGACTGGGAAGCGCTTCCGGCTTTGCTGTCCGGGTTTACTGCGGGTAAAGCATCCAGCGCTCAGGTAAACAAAGCCATTCGCCAGGCCAGCTTTATCGCGGCAGCACTGGCGCAGTACACCGCAGATAAGAGCGGTGAAGATGTTCTGGATGACGGCGACATTTCTGGTTTCATCGCGAAAATGTCCGCGGCGTTCGGCGAAGACTTCCAGCCCAAAAACGAAAAGCTGACGGCGTTTTCTGGCCTGTCTGGTGCCGCTAACCGGCTGCCGTACTTCACAGGAGCGAACGCGCTGGCGCTGACGGCGCTGACGGCCGCAGGGCGGAATCTGATCGGGCAGGCGGACGTGCCGGCCATTCTCGAATATCTTGGTTTTGGAGATCGGCTACTGGAGGCCAATGGCTACTTTAAATTGCCAGGAGGATTTTTGCTGCAATGGGGGAGCGGTTCTGTTCAGGCGTCCAACGCTACTGTACGGTTTAAAAAGCCGTTCAACGTCACCCCGTTTATCGTTTTGCCGCATAAAATCACAGCTGACAACCGGTATGTAACATCTGTTAATTACACCTTAACTGGCTTTAGTCTTTATGGATGGAATGGGGGTGGAGTGGAGGCCAACATTGACAGCTATACGTATCTTGCGCTTGGGATGTAAGGGAAAGCCGCATAAAGCGGCTTTTTTGTCAGGGCAGCGGAGGCCACTCAGGCTTGGCTGGATCAACACGCATCAGCAGTACCCGGTATTTTTCCCATTCAGCCAGTTGATTCGTCTCCGAGTCCGTCGCGATACCCGTGTCTACCGCATACTGTCGCCAGGCTATCTCATTATCGGCCCGAGCACGCAGTACCGTTTTCTGCTGTTCCACTGCGACCTGTTGTTTTTGGGCATCTGTCACCCATGCGCTACCGTTCCACGTATCGTAAGGAGTCGCAGGAGCCAGCCTGGTGGTGTCAGCCGGATAATCACCGGGCGCGGAAACGATCACCATTTCACCTGTTTCAGTGCTGTATACCGCTTCACCACGATAATCGGCGACGTATTCCCAGGAGGTAAAATCGGCTGTCCGGCAAATGGCAAAACCGTTTTTACGTTCACCGGGCGCGTCAGTGCAGGAGTCAGCAGGCAGGCCAACACCAACAGCAAGATGTTCAACAGCTGAGGAAAGGTATTCGCGCGTCCTGTAGCTGTAGTTAAACACGGTGATATCACCGGCCTCAGTAGCAATATTATTTTTATCTAAAACAGCCTTCGCCATTATTCGGCCCTCACGATGTAGTTAAATGCGATGTTGCGCGGGCGAACCGTACCAACCCGACCGCCGGCAACCTGCACAGTGGCGTTAATTGAACCCCACAGCGTTTGAGATGTAATGCTGTCGAAGCTCTCGTTATCCCAGACATTCGCCGGGTTCGTTGATGATGACGCGGTTGGACCCGCGGACTGTCGGATGACGGACCCCGCCTGCGTACTCAGCAACGTTCGACCGCTATCCACGCCACGACCATCGTCCCATCCCCGAAGAAATTCGCCGCGCAAATCAGGCAAAACTAGCGTCGGATATACCAGCGCCAGCTTCGGATATTGCGATGCAGTAAAGGCAGCTCCATTGCATTTTAACCAGCCACCCGGAGCCGTCGCTGTCGGCCATGGAACCGGGACGCCGACGGGCAGCGCTGACCCTTCTCCCAGACCAACCTTTTTTATACCCGCTACCGTCGCGCGACATTTCGCCGTTTCTCCTGTTTTCACAACAGGAGAAATACTCATGATCTACGGTTATGCTCGAGTATCTACAAACCACCAGGATACTGAACTGCAGCGTAAGGCTTTGGAGTTGGCAGGGTGCGAGCTTATTTGTGAAGAGCATGCCAGTGGGCGCAAATCTAATCGCCCTGTTCTCAGGCGGTTGATAGATAAGATGCATGCCGGTGATGAACTGGTGGTTTGGAAGCTGGACAGGATCGGGCGAAACGTCCTGCATGCATTGCTGATGTTTCAGCAACTGCAGGAGAAGGGCGTTAACTTCCGCAGCATCACCGATGGGGTGGACCTGAGCACAGCCAGCGGCCGCTACAATTTCCGCAATATTTTATCTGCCGCACAATATGAATCAGACCTGAACAGCGAGAGAACTCTGGCGGGACTGGCTGCTGCCAGATCTAAGGGGCGAGTTGGCGGGCGCAGGCCGAAATTTACCGAAGAACAGTGGAAAGAGATGGAAAAACTAATTTCAGAAGGAGAGCCTCGGCAGAAAGTTTCCAACCATTTTAATGTAGGGATCTCAACGCTGTATAAAAAGTTCCCTGCTTTAGGGTAGGCGCGAATTTCCACAGTGCGCGATATGTCATACGTGCTGTGGATGCACCATTATGCATGTGCCATTTTTGTGCCACACACCATAAAGCATGGTTATCTTTCTTCCATCACGTGTCATTAAGTTTTGCAATGTGAATGCGGAAATGCACATGTAAAACAGCTAGTTAAATGTAACTCTACTAATTCGTAATGCGAAGGTCGTAGGTTCGACTCCTATTATCGGCACCATTTCAAACTCTTCCCCGGTCTACCGAAATCAACTCAAAGCCCGTATACTGCGGATTCTAGCCCGTATCTTATCTCCTGTTATCAACTGGACTCAACCAGAATCAAGTTACAGTTGGGGGCATAAGTGGGGGCATTCTGTGTTCGGTTCAGGGAGATGCCCCCAATGAAGCTTAATGCGCGACAGGTAGATGCTGCTAAACCCAGAGAGAAAGCCTATAAGCTGGCAGATGGAGCTGGTTTGTATCTTGAGGTTGTTCCTTCTGGTTCCAGATACTGGCGGATGAAATATCGCTTCAATGGAAAAGAAAAGCGTATGGCTTTTGGTGTCTATCCGGCAGTGTCCCTTGCACAAGCGAGGGCACTACGTGATGAAGCCAAGAAAAAGCTGGCTGAGGGTATCGATCCATCTTTTGCCAAGAAAGAAGAAAAGCTGGTTCGCGATGTGCAGCTCAATAATACGTTTCAGACAGTGGCGCTTGAATGGCATGGAACGAAGGTGAGCCGGTGGTCAGAAGGCTATGCCTCCGATATCATCGAAGCATTCAATAAAGATATTTTCCCCTATATCGGCCAGCAGCCGTTAAATGAAATCAAACCGCTGGTTCTGCTTAATGTGCTGCGTCGAATGGAAAGCCGTGGCGCGACAGAGAAGGCCAAGAAGGTTCGCCAGCGTTGCAGTGAAGTCTTTCGTTACGCCATCGTTACCGGTCGTGCAGAATACAATCCTGCAGCGGATCTTACCAGCGCGATGTCAGGGCATGAATCGAAGCATTATCCCTTCCTTACTGTTGAGGAGTTACCAGACTTCTTTAAAGCTCTCTCTGGTTATACAGGCAGCCCGCTGGTTGTTCTTGCCGCACGTTTGCTGATACTTACGGGAGTTCGCACCGGCGAGCTTCGAGGTGCTTTCTGGAGTGAATTTGATCTTGAGAAAGCGGTGTGGGAAATTCCTGCCGACCGAATGAAGATGAAACGGCCTCACCTTGTGCCCCTCTCTACCCAAGCTCTGGAAATCGTACAGCAGCTCAAAGTGATGTCAGGGCAATATCCACTGGTGTTTCCTGGAAGGAATGATCCCCGCAAAACAATGAGCGAAGCGAGTATTAATCAGGTGTTTAAGCGGATTGGATACACGGGGAAGGTAACGGGGCATGGTTTCCGCCACACGATGAGTACGATTTTGCATGAGGAAGGGTTCAATACAGCGTGGATTGAAACCCAGCTTGCGCATGTCGATAAGAACGCGATTCGAGGGACGTACAACCATGCGTTGTATCTGGAAGGACGTAGGGAAATGATGCAGTGGTATGCGGATTATATTGATAACATTGGGAAATATAAAATAATCATGGCCTTATGATACGAACCTTAAATTGGTCCTTTATTAGTAGGTAGCGTGAAATCTAAAGCTTAGCTCCTCCGTTTTTGGAGGAGTTCAACCCCCGTAATTTTTTGTACTGATTTATATTTGCGTCTGACTGTTTGCTTAATGCCAGGAACGGACATAGAAAACACGATGTTATAAGATTAGGTGCATCTATCCGATCGTATTCATTGGACGTAATGATCGTACTAAGCCGATCTCAAAGGAAAGCATTAATCAGGTAATTGAGTTATTAGGATAAAAAGGAAGGCTGACGGGGCATGGTTTTCGTCACACAATGAGTACCATTCTGCACGAAGAAGGATTCAACTCTGCATGGATCGAAACACAGCTTGCACATGTGGATAAGAACGCTATTCACGGGGCTTACAATCATGCACAGTATTTGGAAGGGAGACAACAGATGATGCAGTGGTATAGTGATTACATAGATAGTTTGTCTAGAAATAAACGTCCGCAATTTTTCTTCAAAAAAGGCAGTATGAACAATAAATCTAGTTGA